TTAAACTGGGTCCGAAAGCTCAGGGCCATCGTTCTTCACCGATCCGACCTTTCGCCCCACCTCGTGATGCCTCGCGCCGGAGCCCGGCATACGCTGCACCTCGGCGATGTCCTTGCCAGATAGCCACTGACCGACGCCGTCGAGCGTCAACATGACGGGCTGACGATCATGCAGGCTCATCAGCTCGCCACGCGCCGGTTCGGTGATGACGGTGCAGGTCAGCCCCTTGTAGTCGGACAGGCTGACCTCGGTCCAAAGCCCCGCGAAGAACAGCGCCGGCAGGTTCCCCGACGGCTGGATATAGTGGGGCCGTTTTGAGCCGTCGGTCGTCTGCCATTCGTAGTAGCCTGAAGCGACAACCACACAGCGCCGCTTGCGGTAGCTGTCGCGAAAGGTCGGCGCGGTGGCCACGGTTTCGATTCGGGCGTTGAACGAGGACGCCTTCCAGTCCTTGACCCCGCCCTTGTGCCAGACAGGGATCAGACCCCACCGGGCCAGAGCGCCCTCCATGATACCGTCCCGAAGGCGAATGATCGGCACCATCGACGTGGGTGGCACGTTCCAGGACGTGGGGATCTGCTGGTCAGGTTCTTCAGGCGCGTCACCGAGCATCAGCGCGCGAAGCTGCGCCCAAGTCAGGTTGGAGTGGTTGAAGCGACCGCACATGCGAAGCCTCCTTACCGAAAGACTTAGCAAACTGGCCTGCACCTGGTCGAGCGACAATGATCAGGCACTGAAGGGGCCTTTGACCTCCCCCTTCAAGGCTCCTTTGCATCGCCCTAGACTGGACCTTGTGCCGCCCTCATCACGTGCTGCCCACGATGACCGATCCGACCAGCAGCGAGCCGGAGGCGGCGGCCGTGGCGGTGACATCGTAGGTCGCGGCGGTTGGCGCAGTTTCCCAGCCGGTCGCCACCTCGACGTCCGTCGCTGTCGTGCCGGTGGCGCCGGATGCGAGCGACAGGGCATTGGTAATCGTGAGGCCGGTACCGCCGGCCGAGCGCGCGGCGAAATAGATCATCAGCGCGTTGGTCGCCGTGCTCGTGCGAGTGTGGGTGAGTGTCGCGCCAGTCACGCCGGACGACCCGACCGGGCTGACCGATTTCGCGCCGTCGAGATAATAGGCATGCACGACGATCGATGTCAGGCCGGCGGCCGTCGAGACCTGTATGGTCTGGTTTGCCGCAGCGCCGGGCGAGAGGACAAAGTGCACACTGGCATAGGCTTGGGTGCGGCTTGCGTCCTGCGTCGTCGGCGCGCCCGTGATGACGGTTCCCGTGCCAAAGGCTCGGCCAGGGGCGCCGAGCGTGACGGTCGCCGTCGTCTTGGTGGTGCCGGACATCCGCGCCATGACCACGACCAAGAGCGGCCGATCCTGCACGGAAAATGCGGGTGTCTCATACTGCTGGCCCGACGTCCGGGCGCTGTAGGGCGTTATCGCGGCAACAGGGTCGGCCAGCGGGTAGCTGCTCGCGACGGGGACGGAGTTGATGCAAAACGAGGTTGCCCCGTTGAGGCGCGCCTGCCGGGCGATCTGGTATCCGACATCGCCTGCGACTGGCGTATAGACCGCACCGGTCGCGCCGGGAATGAGGGTCCATGTCAGGGCCGACGGCAGCTTGCGATAATGGGTATAGGCGGGGGTCAACCAGAACGGCTGGTGATAGCCAGGCGTCCAGGTGGCGGGCTGGCCCACGATCGCGGGCACGGCCGGGGTTGCGGCGGTGATAAAGGTCGCGCCGGTCGACTTGAGTGCGTAGTCAGCCGCGGGGCCGATCGGCGGGGCGGCCCAATCGATCGGATTGCCATTGATGTCCAGGTTCCAGTCACCAACCGGCACATGGGGGTAGCGCGCCTTCAGGATCGCGATCCAGCCGGTCCGGTTGTTGCCCGCTGTGGAGCGGATCGCCGAGGTCGGCTTGACCCGGACATCGCCCGCCACGAAATCCTCGAACGCAGCTCCACGGGCTTCGGCGATCTCGGCACCGACCGCAGCCCCCTTGGTGATGATCCCTTTGCCGCGGGTGGCGTTCGCCATGATCGAGTCGGCGCCATCAACGATGTAGTTGTCCATCAGGATGGGCATGTTGGCGTTGGCCCCGATCTGGAACCCCTGCGCCGAGGTCGGATCCTGAGGGTCACCATCTGCCCGGAAATTGAGCCAGTAGCTCGTGCCATCGAGGCCCGTGCCCGGCCAGAGGTCGATGGCATTGCCCGCCCCGCCGTTCTGGTCCTGCACCGCCCGGGCGTCATCGCCGGAAAAGTTGCCCAGGAAATAGGGTCCGACGCAGTCGATGGCGGTCGACTTTTGCCAGGTTGTAAATCCGAACGCCCCCAGGGTCATCACAAAGAGCCAGATACACTCGTGGCAGACCTGGTAGAAATTCGTCTTGTTCGAATGCGGACAGACCCCGCAGCTTGCCGCGAATTCGCAATGGACGATTGCGCATTTGCGGTTCGAGAAGACCCGGATCGACGAATAGCCGGTGTTCTCGATGCGGCCGCGTCGCACCAAGGCGTTCTGCATAAGGTCGGCGATGCTGCTGAGCGAGCCGCTGCTCAGCATCATCCCGAAGCAGCCGAAGATGTTCTTGATCGAGAACTGGTCGATCGTGAAGTTGTGGACCTTGACCACGTAGATGCCGCCGTTGTGGCGGACCCTCGGCCGGAAAACGTTGGTCAGTTCGATGTTTTCGAGGGTGACGTTCGACCCGGCAAGGGTCGTATCGGCGATCCCGGTCTCGCCGTCATAGTCTATCAGGCTCGCGGAGGCGCAATGGTCAAACCGCATGCCCTTGATATCGAGGTGCTGCGTACCATTGAGGTCTAGCAGGAAATTGGCCGTCGCGACGCGGATCCCGTTCGCGACCGATGCCTCGTCCAGCGGCCAGACATAGAGCCGGGCAGTAGTGCCGCCGGGCTGCAGGATATAGGCCCATTGCCCGCGCTGGATTGCCGCGGGGATGTTGCGGACCGATACCCTATTTTTATACGCGGTCGTCTCGTACTGGGTGCCCTTGTTGACGAGAGTCAGCACCCCGCCGGAATAGCTCTCGACGAGCGACTGTGCGCCGACATTGGGATAGCCGTAGTAGTAGACGCGGGCGGCCTGGACCTGCGACAACGGATATTGTCCGAGTTCAGGGTACTGATATCCCTCGATCTTGCCGGCATTGAGGACGGGCGTGTGGTCGTCATTGTCATAGACGCACTGCACCTCAACTGGCCAGCGGGCCTTCAGGCCCCCGAAATCGCCAGCGAGCGCGAGGGGTGTGCCATTTTCGACCGGGCTCGCCGCGTCCATATGGCCCGAGGCCATGCTGGCAACCGTGACCGTCGCGACAAAGACATTGGACCAAAGCGGCCCGACGTCTGGCGCATCGGCCGACGTGCAGCGGGTGAGGCCCGAGAGGACGGCCGAGCCGCGCACCACGGGATCCTCGTCCGCATAGCGCAGGATCCTCGTGCGCGCACCTGCGGTCCCGGACGCTGCCGGGCCGAGGCGGACCGGAGGGTAGGTGCCGCCGCGCACTCGGATCGTCTTGCCGGGGTTCTGCTTGGCGGCGTAGTCAATGGTCGCATAGGGCGCGGCGAGCGTGCCGGCGTTGCTGTCAGATCCGGTCGGCGCGACATACACGTCCCCTGCGGTGCCGTAGTTGACCGTCCCCAGGAAGCCCCGAAAATCCGGCGCCGAGACCTGAAATGTCGAAAACGGTGCCGGGAACGCCTGCACGACGGTGGAGAGCGACGGCGCGGTGACGAGGACGGAGGCCGCCTCGATCGTATCGCCGGTCTGGATCACATAGGACGCGGCTACGGTCTGGCCGTTGACCCGATAGACGGGCACGCTCTCGTTGCAGGTGCCGGTCGGCGCGCTGTAGCTGCCCGACACCCACGCCGTGCTGATCTGGGCGCCCGCAACCAGATTGGCGATGTTGAGCGACGGCTGGCTGGTGACGGTGATCGACAGCGGACCGCCGCCGCCGCCCCGCCCCAGAAACCCGTCGCGCCCGATCTGGCGGTTGCGCCCGCGTGTCAGGATCCGCGCCCGCGTCCGCATCAGACGAATGCCCCGCGATAAATCGTGCCAAGCCCGGCTGCCATCCGAAAGCGCAGCACCTGGCCGCTCTCGAAAATGACCATCTGCCCCTCGGCGATCAGCGTGCCGTCCGTGGGGCCGGTCGGGGCGGTGGAACCAAGTGCCACATAGGCATAGCGTCCCTCCTGCAACTGGATCAGCTCGCGCTGCGTCAGGGTGATCTGGGCCGACCAGGTCTCGGTCAGGTTGGTGAGTGCCATCATGTCCTCCTATTGGGCCTTCCGGCCCTCAAAACTCGTGGTGAGCCCGCTTGACGACAGCCGGTGGGTGACGCGGTCGACGTGCCAGTCGCCCGCAAGTTCCGACCGCAGGCCGGTGATTGCGGCGAGGCCGCCGGCGAACAGGCCCGGCTCGAAGCCTGCGAGGTCAATGCGGATCTTGAGCGAGGCGCGCCCCGCCCGCGCCAGCTCGCCGTCGCAGGCGCGCGTGGCTTCTTCGGCCGAGGCATAGAGGTGGCGGAGGCGCTGGACGGGCTTGCCCTTGCCGCGCGTGACCTTGCGCCGGATGCCGGTCGAGAGGTCGGACCATTCGGCCTCGACCATCTTGTAGTCGGCGCGGCCGTCGACCGACCAGGACCAGGACGAGATGCGGCCCGGACCGATCGGCGCGGCCGTCATCTTGTCGCCCGCGGCCGTCTTGCCCTCGCCCCGCTTCTGGACGAGGAGCGTGCCGCCGGCGGGCTTGGCGGTCGCGTCCAGGGGCGCGGCGAGGCGTGTCAGGAAATGCAGGTCGCTCTCGGCCGTCTGGGCGATATAGGCCCAGTGCGCCGATGCAAGGCTTTGACCCACCACCGCCTTCAGCCCCGCCTCGGCCGCAATCTTCTGGACGATCGCGGTCAGCGTCATGTTCTGCCAGGCGCGCGTCTTCGGGGCGCGGATATCGCCCTTCATGTCGGCGGCCGTCGCCGTGATTCGCATGCGCTGCGGCATGCCCTCGCCGGCGACGCCGTCGACCGCGTAGCGGCCGAGCGAGGCCAAGGCCGCGCCTTTGAAGCCCATGGAGATGTCAAGGGTCGTGTCCATGTCGGGCCATTCGATGCGGCCGTCCCGGTCGTCGAGCTCGATCTCGACACGGTCGGACTTGGTGCCGTCCTCGTCGGTCACCTCCATCGACAAAAGCCGGTCGCGGAAGACCGCCGTGACGTCTTCGCCCTTGGCCATGATGCGGAAATCGGGCGTCATGTGCGCCCCCAGAGCCGGATAGCGCCGGTTGCCACGGGCGTGACCACGTCGGGTAGCGCGATGACGGTTCCGGCCTGATAGACCGGCCCGAGGTCGGCGAGGTGCGGGTTGGCGTCCAGGACGGCGGTGACCAGCGCCTCTGACCCGTAGACGGCCTTGCAGACCTGGTCGAGCATGTCGCCGTCGCGGGTGCGGTAGATGGTCATGCCGCGTCCGCCCCATAGGCCCGGAGAGTAAGCGAAAACTCGATCTTGCGGGGCGCGCCATCGGCCAGGAAGAGCGTCTTCGTTTCCTCGGCCGAGGTGATGACCCAGCGATCCCAGACCCAGCCGAGCCCGTCGACCAGCATCATCGGCAGGCCGAAACCCGCCTGAAGGCGCATCAGTTCGACCTGCCGCAGGCCGCCCTTGAAGTGGGGGTAAATGACCCCTTCAAGGCTGATCTCCTGCGCGCCAGGGCCGACATATTGCAGCGCCGGCGCGCGGCCGATCCGATCCAGCTGCTCCCACCGCCATTCGGCCGAGCGCCGAAAGGTCTGGTAGGCCGCGCCTTTGAGGCCGAACCGGAAGAGGCCGAGCGCCATCATGACGAGGCTAGTGGTCTGCATAGGCGCCCCCGTCATGGAGCGGCATGCCCGCCGCGCGCGCCAGGCGCTCCATCTCGCGCCGGACGGCCTTGGCGATCGCCTCGGCCGACTGACCGGGCGCGGCGTTGACGACGATGTCGCCCATGCGGAAGACGCGGGCGGCGGCCGAGCGCATCGAGCGCACGGCCGGGGCCGAGATCACATTGCCGTCCTGCCCTGGCGAGAACAGCTCGAGCCCGTTTTCCTGCCAGCGATAGATGCGGCCGGCGCGGACCGGGCCGCCCAGGGCCCGGCCACCGGCGACGTCCGCGCGGTTCGGGGCGGCGGCGACGACATCGGATTGGCTGCCCTTCAGCCACCACGGCATTTCGGGGATGATCCCCGCAACCTTTGCTTTTACCCAGTCGGCCATCTGGCCGACGAGGCTCTTGATCCCGTCCCAGAGTGCCTGGATCAACCGCACCCCCGCGTCGAACCATTTCTGGTAGTCGAACAGCGCCTCGATCGCCGCGGTGACGGGCGAGAGGTCCATGCCTGTCAGATATTCGACCAGGTTGACCGCGCCTTCGAGCGCCATGCGGAAGGGGTTGAACTCCGACAGGGCCTTCAGGACACCGTTCAGCAGCCCCTGGTCGAAGGCGGCCCGCACCGCGTCGATCTTGCCCTGGAAATAGGCCACGATGCCGTTCCAGTTGTCATAGATGACATAGACGGCCGCGCCGATCGCCGCGATCGCCAGGAAGAGCGGGTTGGCCATCAGCATCAGGCCGGCGCGCACCACCATGCCGCCCATCCAGAGGATTGCCTGGCCAGCCATCAGGGCGCCCCGGCCGAACTGCACGGCGGCGACGGCGATGGCGATCAGCGTGCGGCTGAAGCCAAGCGCCGTGATCGCCAGGGCGAGACGTTCCCAACTGCCAAGCGCGTCGGCCGCCGCCTGCAGCCAGGGATAGGCCGCCTGCCAGACCGCGACGATGCCGGTGCCCAGGTTCCAGATCATCGTCAGCGCGACCATGATCGCCTGGGCCACGCTGTCCGCCCAGGCCTGAAGCCTGCCGTCCGCCGCCATCCGGTTCAGGAGGTCGAGGAAGATCTGAAGCCGCGACTTCAGGAAGTCGAACACGCCAGATCCCATGACCATGCGCTGAAACTTCGACCAATAGTCGACGAGGTTCGAGATGATCCCGTCCCAGGTCTTCGACATGTTGTCGGAGGCGCCCCTGTTGGCCTCGCCCATCGCTTCGATCAGCAGACCGATTTCCTTTCGGCCGAGGTCGCCGGCCGTCGCCATCTCCTGCACTTCGGCCGTGGTCTTGCCGAGCTTCTTGGCCAGAAGATCCCAGACCGGCACGCCGCGTTCGAGGAGCTGCATCGCCTCTTCGCCCTGCAGCTTCTGCTTGGTCCAGGCCTGCCCCAACGCCAGCACGATCCCGTCGAGCTGTTCGGCCCCGCCACCAACCGCCGCCATCGTGTCGACGGACGCTTGCAGCGCGCCGGTCGTCGGGTCGATCCCGAAGGCCTTGAGCTTCGCATAGGCCTGCACCGTCTGGTCCATTTCCAAGGGCGTGCGGGTCGCGAAATCCTCGATCCAGCTCATGGCGCGCTTCGCGCCCTCGGCCGAGCCTTCGAGCGTCGTCAGCTGCACGTTGAACCGCTCGAACTGCGCGGCCGGCCGGATGAAGGCCACCGCCAACCCGGCCATCGCTCCACTGTAAAGCGCAAGCGCGGTCGCGCCCGTACGCGCCGCGCCGGCCATGCCCACGAGCCCCGTCTTCATGAGCCCTGCGCCCTTGCTTATTTGCGAGGCCCGCCGCGCGAAATCCTCGCCACCGATGCGCTGGAGGGCGCGCATCGCCGTCCGCGCCGGTGCCGATGCCTTGTCGACCAGGCGCAGGATCAGGCTGACATTGAGGTCACTCATCATCCGGGCCTTTCATCCGGTCGCGGGCGCGGCGCCACCAGCCGCTCAGTTCGTCGAGGCTCATCGGGTCCATGTCCCGAGGTGCCCAGTGGAAGGCGATGGCGATATCGGCCATCGCCTCCTCGATCTCGTCGGGCAGCTCTAGGCCTGGGCCTCCAGCGCCTTCATCTGCTCCGCGCTCACGAAAAAACTGACCACCGTCCCCGCCAGTTCTGTCAGGTCGGCCGGGTCGAGCGCGGCGACCTCATCGGGCAGGAGCGCCGGCTGCGTGATGCGCGGCAGGAGCTTCAGCAGGGCGTTGACGTCCATGCGCAGCACGTCCGTCAGGGCGAGACCGCGCAGGCTGCCGGTCGTGGGCTTCTGGACGTCGATCGTGGCGATCGCGGTCTCGCCGCGCTGGACGGGCTGGCTGAGGGTGACGGTTTTACTGGTCATTGAACGTCTCCTTAAAGGCCCATTGCCCGGCGCATTTCGGCGAGCTGATCGACCCCGCCGATGCGCCGCTTGGCGTTGACGATGTCTATCTCGCAGATCTCGACGCCGTTGATCTCCAAGCGGTAGTAGCGGACGTCGACGGCGAGCTTCAGGTTTGCCCCCGTCGCCTGACCGGGCTTCAGATCGCCCGTCTCGGTCGCGGTGATAAGACCGCCGACGGTGGCGATGATCGTGTCGGCCTGCACCGTGTCCTCGCCGAGCTGGGCGGGGCGGAAGACCAGGCGCTGTTGCGTCCCGAGCTTCTTCAGAAGGACCGGGTCCCATTCGGCGAAGGTACATTCAGCCGTCATCCCCTCCATGCCGATGTCGATGCCGATTGGCGCGTCCATCCCGGCGCCGCGATGGGCGTCGGTCTGGACCTTGGGCTGGGGAAGCTTGCCTTCGGTCGCGCGGCCGAAATAGCTCACGCCGTCGACGAAGACGTTGAAATTGCGGATCGTGCGGGGCATGGACATGGGCGGCTCCTGTTACTGGGCTGCCGCGACGGCCGTCACCAGCTCGTCGTAGTACGAGCCGTTGCGGTGGGCGCGGAAGGTGAGGTGTTCGAGCGGCGCCGGCGGCTCGATGTCGAAATTCATGTAGAGCTTGCCGGCCTTCAGTTCGGTTTCGGTGTTGAGCTCCGGGTCGAGCCAGACTGACCCGCCCAGAAGCGCGCCGCGCGTCTCCAGGGTGTTGATGTAGGCCTGCACGCTGTCGCGGATGTCGAGCAACAGTTGGACCGAGAAGGGCCGGTCCATGGCCCAGAGGTGCGCGGCCTCGATGCTCTCGTAGATCATGTCGGCCGTGCGCCGGACCGAGAGAAACGCCCAGAGCGGATCGGTGGCGCAGCTGCGGTTGCCCCAGAGGCGGAAGCCGTTCTGCTGGACGATCGTCGCGACCTTCGCTTCGTTGAGGCGATTGGCCTCGGTTTCGGTGTCCGAGACCTGGAAGGTGATCGGCCGCGCCGTGCCCGCGACGCCTTGCAGGATCTGGTTCGAGGGGGACCACCAGAAGCCCTTGTCCATGTCGATGCGGCTAAGCGCCCCCGCCACATAGCCGGACGCGGGCCGGGTGACATAGGCCGCCGTCACGTTGTCCCAGACACGCACGGCCGGATCGACGATGTAAAGCCGGTCCGAGCCGAACTTGCCTTGGTCGGTGATCGCGTCGGCCTCGTTGGTGTTCGGACCGTCGGCGATGACGACACCGCGCAGGCGGTTGGCGATCGAGATGAGGTTGAGCGTGACCGGCGAGGCCGGGTTGGCGGCCGGCGTCGAGGTGAAACCCGGTGCGGCCAGGATGCGCGGGATCTGGCCCGTGATGGCGCGCGAATTCAGCAGTGCCCAGACTCCGGTCCCGGAGGTCTGGCTGCCCGCGACGGCGGCGAGCGTCGCGGCGGCATCCGCGCCGACCGTCACGCGCACCACGATCATGACGTTGACGCCCTGGGCATAGGCCGCGTTGTAGGCATCGCGGAGCGTGCCGGTCGCGCCCAGAAGCTCGGCCTGGCGCGGCCCGGTCACAAGGATGGGCGTGTCGGCCGGGAAGGTCGCGGGGTCGGCGGCAGGTGCAGTGCCGACCAGGCCGATGATCGAGGATTTGACGGTCTGGATCGGGCGCAGGCCATTCGCGATCTCGATGACCTCGACGCCGTGCAGGAATGCGGTGGGCATGATGGGGTTCCTCTGTTCAGGGGGTCGGGGCGGTGATGCCGAAAATCTGATCGCCGAGCGCTTCGGATTGCGCGGCCGTCAGGCCGGCGGCGGCGCCATGCCAGTTCAGAAGCTCGACAAAGAGCGGGTAGAGCCGATGGATCGTGGCGGTGCCCGCCCATTCGATTTGGGCGTCGGTCGGATCGATCCCAGGCATGATCGACAGCGCTGCGGCAAAGGCGTCGGGCCACTCGCCCCTCGCAGCAGCGATTGCTTCGGCTGCGGTCATCACGCCCAGGGTTTTCAGCGCCTTGCAAAACTCGACGCGCGTGATCGACTTATGGGCCCGCAGGTTTGCCAGGAGGGTGGCCTGATCAGGCGGCGGCGGAAATACTGCCACAGGTGCGCCGCTCGCGTTGGTCTCGATCACTGCGCCCAGGGCCAGAGCCTGGAGCAGCGCCTCATAATCCGCCGGTTCGATCGCCACGGCATCGTTCGGCATGTTCGTGCCGTGGACCTCAGCCGAGTAAAAACCGCCGGTGCTCGCTGCGTAAAACATGGTCACCTCAATTGCCAAGCGCGAACCAACGCCCGATTGCGATGCCGGACGTTCCGCTGTTGTTGGTGATGCGCATGCCGCTGAGCGTCTCGGCGCGCGTCGAAACCGAATAGGAATTTGTGCTGTCAAACGACGCGACCGACGAAACGACCGCCTGGAGGAACGCGTTCGGAAAGGTGATCGGGAATGTCACGAGTACGCTGCTGCCCTGAGCGATCGAATTCGTGGAGCCCCACTGCATGATGAGGCCCGAGGGCAGCTTTTGCCAACCGGATTGCCCGATGTTCGAACCGAACGCACCCGTCAGATCGACGGCCACGGAGGGATTTCCGGCCTGACCATTGCCGTTCGTGACCACGATGCCGGTCCCAGCCGCTAAGCTGCGCGCGATCGGTGCACCGGTCGCAGCGCGGGCCAGAAGGCCGGCGGTGGCGTCCGGAAAGATGGCCAGTTCGCGCCAGGCCTGCCAAGTTCCGGCGAGCTTCGCGCGCCAGAATTGCCGACCGCTGCTTAGCGCCTCCGCAAGCTGGGAGGCCTCGTCGGCCGCCGAACCGGCCTTGTGGTCGAAGAGGAACGCAGCCCCGGCCAGAGGCGCGTTAGAAGCACCCGCGTTGGCCTTGTAACGGCCGCCGATGGTGGGCGTGTTGAAGTCGGCAACGACCGCGCCCGGGATCACATCGACCCCCAGCCCGGACGCTTCGAACGTGTCTTTCAGATACTTCGTGCGGTTGGCGAGCAAGAGCTGGGGGATGTTCGACTTGCCGGCGCCTGTCGTGACATTCGGGGTGCCGCCGACTACCGGATCGGTGGTCTCCAGCTGGTAGATGCCGGGCTCCCATTGCGACGTTTCGGGCAAATTGGCCATCAGGCAACTCCATGACTGTAGGTGCCGTCGTAGGCGATGGCGGCATCGTAGATGTTGAGCGCCTGCAGATAGCTCAGCGCCTTCAGGTGGCAGCGGGCGGGTGCGACGCGGGCAAGTTGCGCCCGAAACCAGGCCGCCTGCTTGAGCGAGATCGGCGCGGCCAAGACGACCCGGTATTCGGCCCAATGATCGCCAGGGGCATAGGTGAGCGCACCGTTGTAACTGGACGAGCCGTCATGCAGGCTCGTGCTCCAGCGCTCGCGAAGCTCGGCGCCGACGAAACCGGCCTTGTCGATCGCGGTGCGGATCGAGGCGACCGTGCCCTTGTGGCGATGGACATAGACTGCTGCGGCAATCACCTCGCGCTTTCGGGCCTCGGTCCAGTTCGCATCCCAGTCATCGACCGATAAAGCCCAGGCGAGCCAGGGGAGCAGCGCCGCCGGGCAGGTCGCCGGGTTCCAGAGGTCGGCGAGCGGCACGACCGTATCACCGATGCGCGCCGTCGCGCCCTCGATCGCCCGTTCGGCAGCCGTTGCATTCACCGCCAGGATTGAGGTCATCTCGCTCATGCCGCCACCACGTTGATGGCGGTGCACCAGGCGGCGGCAGTTGGCGCGACGGCGACCTCTGCGGCCGGTGACGTGAGCGTGACACGCGCCACGCCGGGTCGATGCAGTGCGGCATAAAGACCGGAAAAGGTGATATCGCGGCCAAGCGCGTGTGCCTGTGAGACGTAGGAGGTGACGGTGGCGATGGCCTCCGCCAACACCACCGCTGGATCGGGGCCGTCATAGAACTCGACGCTTGCGCTCACGGTATAGTTGACGATCGTCGCCGCCTGCACCGAGACCTGGTCGCAGAGCGGCCGCACCTCCTCAGCGTTGAGGGCGACAGCGACGGCCGCCAGAACCGGCCCTGTTGGCACGCCATTCGCCTCATGCGACAGGACGGTCACACGGACCGTTCCCGGCGTCGGGCTGTCGACATAGACGTCCTTGACCAGCGGGTCGGCCGACAAGGCATGAAAAAGGTAGGCCCCGGTCGGCCCTGCCGTCGAAAACCCTTCAAGGGCCAGCTGAATGCGGGCGCGGAAGGCGGCGTCGCTCTCCAGGACCGCAGGGACGTTCGGCGTCACGCTCGTATCCGCAGGCGTGATCGTCAGGCGGGTGACGCCATAGAGTGCCGCGAGGTTTTCAAGGTCGGTGCCGGTCGCGGTGGCCAGCATGACGGCGCGCGCCGCGTCGTTGATCCGCTGGCGGATGATGAGCTCGCGGTAGGCGCAAACCTGCAGCAGCTTTACCGCCGGCTCGCTTTCCAGAGCCATCACCGGCGCCAACTCGGGCGCGCGGGCGATCAGGTCGGCCTTCATCGCCGTGAGGATTGCCTCGAAATCCAACGCCTCGACCACCGCCGGCGGCGGCAGGAGCGACAGGTTGATGGCATCGAACCCGCTCAAAGCACCACCTCTGCCTTGACCTCGACCGGGCGGCCCTGCACTTCGCCCGTCAGAACGAGCTCGGCCCGGCCGGGCTCGGCCGAGGTGATCTCGATGCGCGAGAGCTTCAGGCGCGGTTCCCAGGCATCGATCGCCTCGGCCGTCGCCATGAACAGATCCACGACCGTCTCGCCGTTCATCGGCGCGTCGATGAGCTGCGGCAGGTCCGAGCCATAGTCGCGGCGCATCACCCGACTGCCCTTCGGCGTCGACAGGATGTCGGCGATCGACTGCGCCAGGTGCGCGTCAAAGCCAGA